GGAACGGCGCTCCCATCGGGCCGGGCAGCTTTGAGAACAGCCGCAGGATGCCCTCGATCATGGTCCCGACGATTTCGAGCGATGACCGCTCAAATCTGATCATGAACTCGGCGACATTTGCGAAAACGTCTTTTATGAGCTGGCCGCCGTGCTTGAAGTCCTCCACGTCCTGATTGAACGACGTAACCAGGAAGCCCAGTGTTGCGGTGAGCAGATCAATGGTGATGATCGTCAACGACAGCAGGTGGTTAAATGCCGTGATGGTGTCTTTCTCGGACATCTTGTCAAGCATCCGCGTAATCGCATCGGCAATTTCCGGGGCCCGGTCGGACAGCGTTTGGAATAGCTCGACGATGGCCGGCATGTTGTCAACGATGGCCGGAACCAGCTCTTTCGCGAAGTCGCCGAAAATGTCGACCAGCAGCGGAATAATCGGTTCAGCCGCCTTGAACAGCTTCTTTAGCTCAGGCTCAAGGTTTTTCACCATCAGGGCGATATCGCGAAACGCCTGGGTGAAGGTGCCTTGTAGCGGCGCGGCCGCTTCCTGGAGTGTTTCGACGATCGTGTTCTTCGCCCGCTGGAACGACGGCTTGAGCTTCTTGGCCAGAATCGCGCCGGCGCCGGCGACCACAGCACCGCCGATGCCAAGCAGGATTCCGGAAGTGACCGCTGTTGCAACTACCTCCAGCACAGCAGCGCCGATACTAACGCCGAGCGCGCCGACGATCGGGGTGGACAGCAGCGTCTCCAGCGGATGCAGCAACCCCGACATCGCTTCCTTGTCGGGGGTGAACAGGTCGCCGAACAGCCGGCGGAGCCGGCCGCGGTCCCGACGCACCGACCGGTCGAATGCGTTAGTGAAGCGGTGGCCGGCGCGGTCGCCGGAGCGGCCGGCCTCATGTTCGACCACATCGCGGGAGACCCGACGGAACGAATTTGCGTCGAGGCGGGCATGGACCTCCACGTACCCGTCCGCGATCTTGAAGGCCACCGGTCAGCCCCGCTTCCTGTAGAGCGCGAGCCGCATGAAGGCGTACTCGCGGTTGCCGGGATGGTTGGCGTGGCTGATCGGGTGCGACAGCTCATCCCACCACAGGGCCCGCTTGATCCGCGGCCGGATGACATGAGCGCGGCTGCCGTACTCCAGCGCCGCCCAGTGGTCGGTGCCGACATAGACCCGCCGGCCCTGCTGCCGGACGCTGTCGAGCAGGTCGTTGGTGTCGACCAGGCCGTCGTTGACGATGTTGTCGCGGGCGTCGTTGGCGATCTCCTGGGCCATGTCGACGGCCAGGCTGCGGGCGTGCTCCCTCGCGTGGGTCTGCCACCCCGGCGCCATGATGACCAGGACCATCAGACCCTCACCTCCATCGGAAGGGCGAGGTCGTCGAGCTGCTGCGGTTCGACCTCGTCGACCAGGTCCTCGTCGGGCAGGTCGGCAGGCAGCTCGTCAGCCTGGTCGTCGGCGTAGGCCTCGGCCACGGCCCGCATGGCGCCAGGAAACGCGAGGGTCCGCTCGCACAGGGCCACGAACCGGGCCGCGTCCAGGTCGCCGAACTGGCCGTCGCCGATCCCGTCGATGCGGTAGAAGGCTCGGAAGTCGGCGTCGAGGTCGTCGAGGAAGCGGGCAATCCAGGCTACCTCCTCGACCCGCCCCGGCCATTTCCCAGTTGCGCCCGCCGGGCGGCGAGGACCTTCTTCTCGATGTAGCCCCACAACGTGGCCATCTGCTCGTCGGTGACCGAGTCGGACTCCTGCAAGGCGTCGACGGCGTCGTCGCCGAGCAGGTCGCGGATGAGCCACCCTGACGCGGCCGCTTCGCCCTGGCTGGCGGCGAGGTCGAGGAGTCTGAGGGTCGTCGCTGGCTTGATGCGCTTGGGGATCGTGTACTCGACCCCGTCGAGGATGAAGAACACCTCGCGTTCGTCCTCGACGGGGTCGCCGTCGATCTGGACCGGTTCGAATGTGGCCACAGGGCCTCCTTCCCAGTGGGCGGCTGACAACTACGACCAGGTTGGGACGGCGCCGTCGGCCAGGACCCCGGGCGCCTTCCAGGTGAAGCCGCCGTCGTTGGCGCGGGTGAGCGCGTAGTCGGTGAACAGGCACTCGGTGGAGAGGGTCTGGCCGGACACCCCGAGCGCGACCGTGCGGGTGACCGAGGTCGACGGGACCGTCTTGAAGGTCGCGTGGCTCTTGCTGGCGGCGTCGTTGAAGACGCCATTCAGGTCGATCGAGAAGTCGGCCAGCAGCAGCAGCCGCTCCATCGCGCTCTTGTCGACCCCGGTGATGTCCTGGACCCCGCGGGGGGTCGCGAACTCGAAGTTGGTGACGTCGTTGGCGATGTCGTTGTTGTCGTTCCCGGCCGAGCTGTCCACGGTCAGCGTCGACCAGCCGAGGCCACTTTCCTTCGCTATGGCTACTGCCCTCCTTGTAGGGCGTCCCGACCAGCGGGTACGCGGGAGTCCATCCGAGTGCTAGAATCTCGTCCATGAGACGAGAGCTGACACCGCAGCCCTGCGCTTGCGGGTGCGGAGAACTGGCGGCCGTCGACGAGCGACGGAACCGGGTGAGCAAGTACCGCTCCGGCCACAACGGGCGCGTCGCCCACGGCATGAAGGGGAAGACTCACTCGCCGGAGACGAAGGCGCGGCTGGCGTCCTACACCGGGGCGAAGGCGTCGTCCTACAAGCACGGCTGGTCGCACACACCGACCTACAAGAGCTGGACCTCGATGCATGAGCGGTGCCGTGACCCGCGAAACGCATCCTTCCGCTACTACGGTGGCCGGGGCATCACCGTCTGCGAGCGGTGGCAGGACTTCGAGAACTTCCTGGCCGACATGGGCGAGCGGCCCAGCCTCGACCACTCCATCGACCGGAGAGACCCGGCGGGCAACTACGAGCCGGGCAACTGTCGATGGCTCACCAGGGCCGAGCAGAACGCACGCCGGCTCGACCCGGGCGGGTGGATCACCCGCCGAGCGAACCGGCAGCGTTAGGGCCATCTGCGCTTCCTCCTATCCTTGCCTGAGCCGGTCGGCCAGGCGGTCCTGATGCTCGGCGAAGTCCTCAACCCAGTCGTCGGGGCGGGTGTGCTCGCGGACCAGCCCCGTGCTGGCGCGCCAGTCGCCCCCGCGGACCAGCCACCGGGCCGGGCGGGTGCGGTGGTCGGCGAAGCAGCGCTGGTAGGCGTCGAACCGGAACACGGTCAGCCCACCCTCGGAGCGCAGCTCCTTGAAGCTGCGGCCGGACTGCTGGCGGATGTAGGCGGCCTGCCGGCGGCCCAGGTCGGTCTGCTCGTCGACGACGGTGTCCCAGCCGTGCAGGTACGCACCGCAGCCGACCGTGCGGCAGGCGGCCAGCACGGTCTGGTCGTGGGGAGCGGCGGCCTGGTAGGTCTGGTAGGCCTGGACCGGGCCCGCCGGCTTGATCCGGTTCAGGGGACGCTCGGCCATCAGAAGACCACCGAGGTTGCGTTGCGGGCCACGACCACCCCGAAGACGAGGTTGGAGAACCCGGCCGAGGTGGTGGTGACGACCCGCAGGTAGCGCTCGACGGCCAGGTCGCGGGCGGTCTGGATGCGTTCGCTGGTCGGCCCCGAGGTGACCTGGGTGAAGCCGCCGCCGGTCACGTCCGCGAAGGCGTCACCGCCGCCGTCGTCGCTGGACTCCTGGAGCTTGATGGTCACGTCGGTGCCGGTGAAGGAGAACACGTGCAGGTACGCCTGGAGGCCGAAGCTGCTCGCGGCCGCGCCGTCCACCGAGGAGCCGTTGGTCGCGCCGGTGTCGGTGCGCTTGCCGGCGGTGAGCTGCTCGCCCCACTCCAGCCCGTACTGGTTGGCTTGGGCTTCCACGTCGATCAGCAGCGCGCCGTCCTGGGCCCGCTTGGGGTCGTAGTTGACCTGCTTGGCGTTCAGGCATGCGGCCGGGTTGCCGAGGGTCGTCCCCCGCAGATAGGCCAGCAGCACGTCGGCGGTCGGCAGGGCCGACAGGCGCTCGTGGGCGCGGTCGGTGGCGTCGTTAAAGAACACGCTGAGCTCGAACCGGCCGTCGCGGCGGCCACCGATCCGCTCGAAGGCGCTCTTGGTGATGCCGGTGACCTCCAGCGCGGCCGGGCCGCCGCCCAGGCTACCCGAGCCGATGTCGTCGCCCAGGTCGTAGCCGGCGACCCAGAGCTGGTCGCCGAGCCCGGATTGCTTCGCCATCGTCTGCTCCTATGCGCTCTGGGCCCACACGTCGTTGACCAGGACGGGGATGCTGATGTCCATGCACCGGTAGACGACGCCGGACAGGTTCATGTAGTGGGCGTCGGCCTGGAGGCTGCTGCCGGCGCTGCCGAGCAGGTCGATCGCGCGGGCTTCGCCGCCGAGCTCGAAGTCGCCCGAGTAGGCGTCCATGAGCGCCGAGGTCGCGGCGAGGATGGCGCGGTCGAGCCACAGCTCCGGGGCGGCCTCGGTCGGGATGTACAGGCGGACCTTGAAGGTGACCCGCGCGCTCGTCGACGCGAGCCCGCTGGAGCGGAGCGGGACGATGTCGTCGGCCCAGATCGCGGCGGTGATCCCCGAGGGGCCCGGCTCGTCGATCTTGGTCTCGTTCACGGTCTCGAAGTAGCCGCTGGCGAGCGCGTGGGACACGAGCCGGTCGAGGATGTCCTCTGCGTCCAGGGCCATCAGATGGCCCCGATGCGCATCTTGCGACCGAACGCTGTGTAGGCCTGGTCGCGGAGGTCGTCGAGGCCTCGGCCGGAGGCTTCCACGTCGCTGTTGGGCTTCCCGGACCCGCGGGCCTCGCCGAGCCCGGAGCGCCGCGCGTAGCCGGTCGCTTCCTGCTGGATGGTGTTGATCGCCTCGGCGATGTTGAGCTCGCGGACCAGCCCGGGGACCAGGTGCCGGTAGATGTCGGCGCCGGAGGTGTGGGCGGCCAGGGTGGTGCCGAGCTGGGCGCGGGCGAGCTCGACCCCGGTCAGGGTGTAGATGTCGACGCCGGCGGAGTGGGCGGCCAGCACGGTCCCGTCCCAGGCGCGCTTGACGGTCAGGTCGTTGCCGGCGATGTCGACCACCAGCATCCGCTCGCTGCCGATGAGCAGGACCGTCCCGGCCGCGAACGCGGACCCGTCGGTGACCGTGACCGTGACCGCGCTGGCCAGGGCGGTGAGTCCGGAGCCGCCGAGGTTCTGGCCGGAGTCGACCATCGTCTTCTCGGTGACGATGACCCGCTCGGAGTCGATGCGGAGCACGTCGCCGACGCCGACATAGGGG